CCCGAAATCGTGCTTGATGTGCTTTACCTCTATCCGCTTGCCCGAGGCGTATATGTCGCCCCTATCGGCAAACTCTGCCCGGTCGGCAAAGTCCTTTGCCATCCGACGTTTTGGCAGCGTCACCGTATGGCCGATGTTGAGAAGGTAAGTCGCCACGACAATCTCTGCCGGGCGACTCGCCCTAAACCTCGCCTCAAAATCAGAAGGGGGTATCAAGGTCATCCCAGTTTTTCTCGTTTATCTCGGGTTTCTTCGTGGCTTGATGTTGCGGTTCGCCACCGCGTGACAACTTGCCCTCACCCTTGGGTTCAATCTTGATGCTCATGTACTTGTCGCCTGTCTTTTGCGAGGACTTGATCCAAGCCGACAGGTTGTAGTCCACGTTGTTGATGACTGCCGAGCCACGGTAGTCGGGGCGCTTCTCGTTGCCGTCCTTGTTGTTCTTAAACAGAACGCCTTTCATGTTCGGATCGTAATCAGGCACGGTGTTTCTCCTTGGTCATTTGAATGTACTTCTTGATGGCTGACCGCTCCTTTGCCGTCATGGCATTGGCTACGGCGATATAAAGGTCGTGGTCAGGGTTGACGAGTTCGTGGACGGCCAACACCGCTAATGCGATGTCGTATTCGTCGGCGTCCATGTCAAACGCGGCACGGAACTGGTTGACGAAAATATCCCGTTTGGCGGGGTCTACGTCCTTACCCATGTCACCCCTAGGGTCATTGGTAAAGCCCGCCTTCGGAGCCACCTCATGCGTCTGGGCGTCAGCGTCGTTGTCACCCTCGGTCGGGATGCAAAACGTCTGAAACGCAGCGTACTTATAAGCGGCTGACATGGCCTTGTTGCTGGCCTTATCGCCCGAGTCCATCGCCTCACCTACCGTCACGACCGTGTGCTTGCTCGCATCTTCGGCGGCTACAAAGTCAAACTCTACGGTCAGCGTGACGTAGAACAGCGCCGTGCCTTGGCGGTTCTGGCGCTCAATAACCTGTCGGTCAGTCACGCGGGGCAGGATGCACAAGCCATGCTTTGACAGCAGCGGCGAAAGCGCACCGTACACTTGGTCAATGCCACGGAAAGCGTAGCCCTGCGACTGGTTCTTGCTCTCCTTGCTAATGCCAATCTTGGATAACTCGGCGGTAACCGCCGCAATCTTTTCATAAACCTTCATCTTCTTGCTCCTTTAGTTCTGCTAATGCCTTGTTGCAGGCTTCTATGCGTTCTTGTTCTTCCAGTTCTTGCATCAGTTGGTCTTGGTGATGCCACCAAGTCATATCGTCATCGTGCATGGCTGGCTCGCTCCTCTGCCGGGGTGCAGCCACCGTCGCCGCACGGGTCAAGAATGGCTGCTGTGGCGTATAGCACTACAAGCAGGATGGCTTGAGGTAACCAGCGGCTCACAGGTCGTCTCCCCACGGGCCATTCATCAGCGCGTCGTTGGTGGCAATTTCCTCAAGCTCAAAGATGGCATCTGCACCGAGGTCGCAAATGTCTAGCTTGATGTCGTGGTTAAGCGATGAGGCGGCCTTGTCGTTATCAAGGAAGATGCCGATGAGGTCGGCAGCCTCAAGGATGATGCCGCCATCTAAGTCTTGGGTGTACTCCACGCGCACCTCAAACTTGTTGCCGAGGGCGTAGAACGTACCAAAACCGTGAAAAGTGTCTTTGCGTGGCATATCTATTGCTCCTGTTGTGTTTGTCAACGAGGGATAGATTAACCGAGGTTATTGGCTATGTCAACACCCTGTGTTAATATTTTTGCATGGACATTAAATTAGCATTGAAGAAGTTCGGTTCCCCGAGCGGTATCGCACGGGCGTTTGGCGTTAAGCCCCCGGCTGTATCCCGTTGGATACGCAACGGTGCGATCCCTCAGCAGAGGGTGTGGCAGTACAAGGCTGGGCTGGTTAAAGCGCCAAAAGGACGTTAATGGACGCTAAAACGAAAAGCCCCCGAGAAGGGGGCTTGACGCTGCCGGGGGAATGGCATTACGCTGAGGTTGCAGTTCGGCGTAGAAGTAGTTTAGTCCTGTTAATGGACTTGTCAACCTACCTATACGCCTCGGCTCATCTGGTCGGGGAAACCACGCGCAGACAGGGCTTAAATCTAGACCGGGGCAGCCAGCCTCTAGACACGCAGCGTTCAGCGGGGAAGCGTGAATGGCACCGGGTAACCGGCAAATGTAGCCCGCAGCAGGGTGGCTCCGTCAGTCATCTAATCTCTGCACGATCCACGTTAGGCGTACTCCGTCTCAACCGTGCAGAGTTCACCATCAGTCATCAGTTCTAAACCATAGAGAGGTTATATATGGGTGATGAATTCACTTATTTTCCGACTAAACAAGCTCAACCGGAAAAGCCTAAACCCACTCACAACCTAGAACACCAGTTTCACTCAAACCAAGTGATGTGGAACGAATCGGTACGGGAATCCCCGCTAAACCGCTTAAAGTTCTACGACGCACAGTTAGCCAGAGGCGTTGAGGTCAACCGTGATAGGGTCGCTGAACTGATCCGAGAGGCTGGCGCTGCTGCCGTGCTATCGGATCGCGATACTATCGGGCTGGTACGCCAGCTTTGGGGTGAAAAGGCTGTGGAGAAACTTCGTGCACGAGTTAAAGCGGGGGAATAGAACGTGGTGGATTATTTGGCTAGGGCGATGCGTAAACGAGGCAAGGCGTGAGGTACAAAGCGAGACGGGATGCGAACGATGGCCTTATTGGCCGGGCGCTACACGCGGCAGGGTTCACCGTCCTCGACTACGCCTCAAACGGCGGCGTACCAGATCGTCTCGTCGTACGGAATCTGCCAGACGGAACACCGTGGGTGTGCTGGGTCGAAATCAAAGTCGAAAAGGGAAAGCTACGCCCAAGCCAAGAAAAGTTCCGACAAGTGTTTGAGCCACGCGGTGAGTTCTACGTTGCGCGTGACCCCGAGGAAACGGTGCGAGAACTCATGGATCGGTACATTTGCGCCATAAAACCCGAGCAGTTGCGGTAAAATACCGTAGGTAGTACCCTCGCCCACATACCGCAAAATGGGTTAGACATGAAGCATCAAAAGGCCGCAATCTTCGTTTCTGCGTTGCTCCACAGCAGCACCGCCGCCCATTTCTTGCACTTGTCCACTAAGTCTTACGCCGAACACAAAGCACTTGGTCACTACTACGAGGACATCTTAGACCTCGCCGATAAGTGGGCAGAGGCATACCAAGGCCACCACGGCCTAATCCCGCTGTACTCGTACCTCGACGACTTCAAGGTGCAAAAGGACGCCAAGGTGTATATGCGTGGGATGTTGGACTTCGCCAAGAGTATGCGCGACGAGCTACCGGGCGACCCCGACTTGCAGAACATCCACGACGAGATCGTGGGCCTGATCGCCGCCACGCTTTACAAGTTAGAGAACTTGTCATAAACGATTGTTACAGGTATGCGCCAATAGTCGTTTACAATCAAAGTCATGGCCGCACGAACCAAAACAGTACGTCTCAGCGAGGAGTGGCGAGAGCGGATACGCACCGCAGGCATCCTAGAGCGCCTTGAGAGGGCGGCTATGGGCGAGACAGAGGTTACGCCTACCCAGCTGAAGGCCGCTGAGATAGTCCTCCGCAAAACCCTCCCAGACCTTGCTAGAACAGAGGTCACCGGAGATGACGGCGGCCCACAGGAACTGGTTATCCGCTGGAAGGAGCCGACCTAGTGGAGATTGAAATGCCTTACCAACCCCGTAAGGCGTTTATGCCGTTCCACAACCGCACGAAGCGCTGGGCCTGCATCGTGGCTCACCGCCGCGCAGGTAAGACGGTGGCAGCTGTCAACGACATCATCCGAGCAGGGATAACGTACCAAGGGCCAAACGGACTATTTGGCTACGTTGCCCCCTACATGAACCAAGCCCGACGCATTGCTTGGGATTACTTCAAGTACTACGCCGCACCGATCACCCAAGACGCCAACGAGAGTCAGATGACCCTAACGCTGGTCAACGGGGTCAAGATCAGCCTGTTCGGTGCCGACAACGCCGATGCCATGCGCGGCCTTGGCTTTTCGGGCATCTACCTTGACGAGTACGGCGACTTTAAGCCGAGCGTATTTGGGAACGTAATCCGTCCTGCGCTGTCAGATAAACAGGGTTGGGCGGTCTTTGCCGGTACACCGAAAGGCAAAAACCAGTTTTGGGAGGTGTTTGATACCGCCACTCGCTTACCCACCGAGTGGTTCCTGCTGCGCTTACCCGCAAGTTCCAGCGGGCTTCTCCCGGCGTCTGAGCTGAACGCCGCTAAAGCGCAATTGTCCGAGGATCAGTACTTGCAGGAGTACGAGTGCAGCTTTGAGGCTGCCATCCTCGGAGCTTTTTACGGCACGGAGATGCGCCAAGCGCAAGACCAAGGCCGTATGCGAAGCCTTCCCTACGACCCCAACCTACCCGTTTATACGGCATGGGATTTGGGTTACCGCGACGACACCGCCATCTGGTTCTACCAAGTGCTGCGTGGCGAGGTGCGCGTCATTGACTTCTTTGCCGTCTCGGGCGCTGACATCCATTACATCGCCGAGGTTGTCACCCGTAAGCCTTACGAGTACGCCAAGCACTACCTACCGCATGATGCCCGTGCCAAGAGCTTGCAGACGGGTCGCAGCGTCGTAGAGCAATTAGCCGCTTACCTTGACATCAAGAAGCTGGCGGTTGTCCCCGACATTGGCTTGCAGTCGGGCATACAGGCTGTGCGTATGCTGCTGCCGCGTGTGTACTTTGACGCCGAGAAGTGCCACGACGGCATTGAGGCGCTGCGCCAGTATCAACGTGAGTACGACGAGGACAAGAAGGCGTTTAGGCAGTCCCCGCGCCATGATTGGACGAGCCACCCTAGTGACGCCTTCCGTATGCTTGCGGTATCATGGCAGGAGCAATCTGACAAGTCCCCGGCTACAG